GAAGGCGGCGGCCTCTCAGGGGTCCCTGCGGCTCAACCCGGCGCCGCGAATCGCCGACCTCCGGTCGGCGCGGCGCCGCGAAGCCCTCGTCTTCAGACGAGGGTCGTTCACTTGTGGACGCGACCGCCGCGTAGCACCGAAAGGTAGAGCTTCCGGCTGACGCGGGCCGTCCGGAGGTTGTTGGAGACGACGAAGTCCGGCAGGTCATCCTTCTTGGGGATGACCAGGGGCCTCGAGTGGCCCGGCTTGGTCATCACGATGTGGTCGCCACTCGTCCGGTCGACATGGAAGCCCAGGGCCTCGAAGACCCGCACCATGTCGTGCCAGCACTGGGGAGGGATTCGGGACAAGGCGACCTCAGTGTCCGAGCCGGATCGTGCTGGACCAGCGCCCTTCGTGCGTGCGCTTGATGGCGTCGATCATGAAGGCGGGGGGCGCGTCGCTCGCCGCCAGGTTGCAGGGCTTCTGCTGGCGGCCGGTCGGCCCGAGGCAGCGCCAGCCGAGTTCGGTCAGCGCCCGCTCGAGCGTGCCGCGCTCGATGCACGAGCGGACAAAGAGATCGATGGCCTCGTGCATGTGGCTGTAAGCGTCTTCCTCGGAACTGCCGCACGACGACAGGTCGAGGTCGGGGCAGTGTGCGACCCAGGTTCCGTCGCGCTCCTCGTACACGAAGCCCTCGATGTGCATGTCCACGTCGGTCCGGTCGGGCCGCTTATGGACGAGAAGTCGGCTCGGGCCGGACCTTGATGCAGTGCCCACTGGCAGCCTCCATGGCCGCCGACCCGCCGGGCCGGCGTCCCAGATGATAGCCTGCGAGGTGGCGCGCCGCAACGCGCGCCTTCGCCCGGCTCGGATCCCTTCGGGTTCCGCTGCGTCGCTCCCTATCGTCCCTTGAGCATGCGGCGGAACTCGACGCGCAGCCAGGCGCGCTGGTCGTCGTCCGTCTTCGTCCACCACTCGTCAATCTCGCGGACCAGCTCGGCCAGGCGCGGGTCCGACGGCTCGGCCTCGCGCGCGGGCGCGCGTTCCACACCAGTGAGCAACCACGCAGCGTCCGCACCGGCGGACACAGCTCCAGTGATCGTCTCGAACGATGGACGGCGCTTGCCTGCTTCGATATCAGAGAGAAAGCTTGCGCTCACGCCGATCCTTGTGGCCATGCTTCGCACGGACATGCCCTGAGATTCGCGAAAGACTTTGAGACGTTCCGCAATTGCGGGCGCAGCGTCCGCACTAGCGAACTTTTTTCTTGACACGTTCGCTCCTGCGGACAACACTACTGACAGTTGTAACCCCGTTCCGCAGACAAGCGGGGGTGACGGGGCGGAGGCGAAGGGCGATGGCAGGCAGAGGCAGCGCGGCGCTGAGGGTGGAGATCAGCCAGGCTGAGGCGATGCGTCTGGCGCTCCGTGCGCGAGGGTACACATTCTCCTCGATTGCGCGGGACCTCGCCGTGTCCCGGCCCATGGTCAGCATGGTGATGCACGGGCACGCCACGTCCAAGCGTGTCCTGGCCCACATTGCTCGTCTCCTCGGGGTCCCCGCCGCTGCCATGCCGGGTCTCTTGGGGATCCGGACCGTAAGTGTCTCGCGACGGCAACATCGCGTCAACGGCGGTCTTTCCGTGATCCGCAGACAGCGCGCGTGCCGGGGGTAGCGGATGCCGCGTCCGCGCAAGCTGAGGGTGGTCCCGGGGCAGCTCTCGCTGCTCGAGCAGATCGCGCAGGTGGACCGGGCCCGGTCGCTCCCGGTGGAGATCAAGGCCGCCCTGGCCGAGGACCTCCGGCGCTCCCGGTACCCGCGCGACCAGGTCGCGGACCGCATGGCAGCGCTGCTGGCGCGCGAGATCACGCAGGCCATGCTCGACGCCTGGACCGCGCCGAGCAAGCCGGAGCACCGCTTCCCGACGGAATACCTGCCCGCGTTCGTACACGCCACGGAAGAGCACCGGACCCTGCGCCTGCTCGCGGACGCGTGCGGGTGCCGGGTGTTCGTGCCGGAGCTGGTCCGCCGTGACCTGGTCCGGGTGGAGGAGGAGCAGCGCCGGCTCGCTCAGCGCGGGCGGGTGCTGCGGGTCCTGGTCGAGGCTGAGGACACGGGGGTGCTGGGGTGACGTCAGCGCGTCGCGCGGACCATGATGTACTGGACGTGCGTGCACTTGCGAGCGCACGGCGGGAAGACCTCGCCCTTGACGCACGTGACCTCGTTTCCGCACCAGATGCACTTGTAGATGCCGGACTCGGGAACGGTCTCGCCGGGTGCTCCGGTGGCCATGGTCTCCTCCCTATCGATGCCCTCACGTGGGCGCAGTCGAAGGTAGCGACTCAAGCGGACCTGATCAAGCGCGGCGTTCGACCGCTGGCGCATGCAGCCGTGCGGCGTGAGGAGCGTGCGGCAGCGCTCCGCGAGGTCGAGGCCGCGGGTCTCCGGTGGCACATCGAGGTCCTCGGGGAGGATCACTTCGATCTCTACTTCTTCCGGCACGAGCACATGCGCGCGGTCCTGGTCCAACTGCTGCGCGGAACCGACCGTCCGACCTTCGATGCTTGGGCCTGGGGCCACGCCTACGGGTATTCGGAAGAGGCGATCGCCGAGTTCATCAGCGCGAAGAAGGAGGTTTGAACGATGGCCTTCAAGAGCGTTCAAACCGCTTCAAATGGCCTTCAAATGGATCCTCTGGACTTCGTCCGCGCGTACCTCCAGGTCCTCGACGAGGAGGGGGTGCGGGACGGGTTCGTGCCCGTCTGGCGGATCGCCTTGCGCATGCACGTGGAGCGCGGCGAACTGCTGTCATGGATCTACGCGACCGGCATCTACCGGCTCCGCGGGCTCGAGGTGAACGGCGCGGTGCTCGAGCACGCGCTCGTCCGGATCACGGACGCCGGCGGGATGGAGCCGATCCGCCAGGCGGCCGCGGCCGTCATCGTCGGGGTGGTCATCGTGGCGAGCATCGCGGCCCTGGCCGTGCTGCTGGTGGGATCGTGATGGCTGCACAAAAAAAGCCCCGGCGCGGCCGCCCGCAGCTTCGGTGTCCGGACTGTGGTCGTGCGTTGCTGCGCACGGGCCAGGTCAGCCGAGGCCGCGGTCGTCGTCCGTGGCGATACCGGTGTCAGGGGTGCGGGTTCCGTGGCGTGCGCGCCGGCAGCCTCGACCGCCTCCGCTGGCGCTGCACGTGGACGCGGGAGGCTGCCTGATGAGCAGGCGCGAGGTGGAGCGGTTGTCACTCGCCGCGCAGGGTCTTGATCTGCTGTGCCACGTGGAGCGCGCACGCGTCGCAGAGGACCAGGCGCGTACTGGGGGCGCTCCCGTGGAGCGTGACCGCGATCCATCCGGATCGCCTGGCGAAGAAGTCTGTCAGGTCGAAGGGGTCGTCGGCATCCACCCGATCGGTCGGGTCCGAGTCCCTGGGTGGCCGCCCGAACTCCCGGGTAGTGCCGCACCGCATGCACTGGTAGTCCACCAGGGTGAGCAGGATGCGACCGCTCGGGACGAGGTGGCCATGGGCTTTCGGCTGCTTTGTCTTGCTCAAGCGCTGTCCTCCGGCAGCCGCGGCCGCCGGGATCGTAGCAGGGCAAGGAGTTGAGCGGAATGTCAGCCTGCGGCCACGACCCGAAGGCCATCCTGCCGTCCGGCTACTGCCTGGACTGCGAGTGGCACCACGAGGAGTGGTTGCGGGGCTGGAACGGCGTCGGTGGGGGGGCGGTGGTCATGGAAATCCGCACACCGTTCGACGGTCCCGGCCCCGAGGTCGTGGACCAGCTCGTCGCCGGCGAGGAGTACTGCGCGCCGGACGACGCCGACGAGGACCGTCACGCGACCCAGGTCTGCGCCGGCTACTTCGACGATCGCTTCGAGGCGGTCGCGGACGAGCTGCTCGGGCCGGCCGGGATCCTGCCCGGACCGCACGACCGGAAAGTCGGACATCGGGCCCGGAAGTCGGACACGAAGTCGGACATCGCCCGGCGGAAGTCGGACATCGCTGCGATTACGAGGGGTTGAGGGTGGTAGGGGACTGGCTGACGGACGCGGAAGTCGGACATCTGCTGCGTTGCGCGCCCAAGCACGCGCGCCGGATCGCTGCCGAAAACGGCTGGCGCACCCGCGAGGAGGCGTGCCGCGGGGGGCGCAAGAAGCTGTTCCACCGCACGGACGTCGAGTCCTATCGCGCCTCTCGCGGCTCTACCCCCCTGGGGTCGGGAGACCCCACAGGGTCGTGCGCGCCCGCATGTACGCGCCCGGCCGAGGGCTCCGTACCCCCCGCGCACCTGACCCTCCTGAACGCGTCGGTGACGGGGGTGGTCGAGACCCCGACGCCGGCGCAGTCGGACCTGTACGCGACGGTGCCCGCGAAGACGCGGGCGATCGTCGAGTACCGGATGGCGGCGCTGAGGAGCTGGGAGGAGTGGCGGGCGCGGAAGCGCGGCACGGACCAGGAGTTCGTGGCGAGCCGGCAGGCGATGCACCCGGGCCAGCCCATCAGCGTGCCGAGCCTCTATCTCTGGAAGCGGTCGCTGAAGGCGGACGGGGTGGACGGCCTGGCGGACGGCCGCGCGGCGCGCGAGCTGCGCGGGCAGGAGATCCCGGACCAGCTCGAGCGGTACTTCCCCGGCCTGTACCTCGACCAGGCGCAGCCGTCGATCTCGTACTGCCACCGGGTCACGACCGCGAAGGCGCGCGAGCTGGAACTCGAGTGCCCGAGCATCAGGACGTTCGAGCGGCACGTGAAGTCGCTGCCGCTGCCGACGCTGATCCTGGCGCGCCAGGGCGAGAAGGCGTGGCGCGACAAGTGCGGCCCGTACATCGAGCGGGACTACTCGAAGCTGGCGGTCAACCGGATCTGGAACTCCGACCACCACCAGTTCGACCTCATCTGCATCGGCCCGGACGGGAAGCCGATGCGGCCGTGGGTCACGATATGGGAGGACATCAAGAGCCAGCGCTGCCTCGGGGTGGCCGTCGTCGCGTCTCCGAACAGCGATTCGATCGTGCTCGCGTTCAAGCGGGCCGCCATGCGGTACGGCCTGCCGCACGAGATCCTGATCGACAACGGGAAGGACTACCGGTCCTACGACCTTGCGGGCGGGCGGTTCAGCAGCGTGCGGTTCGAGATCGAGCCCGGCCGGGCGCACTGCATGATGGGCCGGCTCGGGATCGAGATCACCTTCGCGAACCCCTACAACGCGCGGTCGAAGCCGGCGGAGCGGATGTTCCGGGAGTGGAAGGAGTGGTTCTCCCGGAGCCACGAGTCCTACACGGGCGGCAACCCCCGCGAGAAGCCGGAGCGCCTGGCGGCGGTGGTGAAGCGGCGGGACGGCCTGCCGACGTTCCTGGACATCGAGGAGCGGCTCGGGGAGTACGTCGAGTTCGTGTACAACCGCCAGCCCTGCTCGCGCGAGGGGGCGCCGCGGTTCCAGGTGTTCGACGAGGGCCTGGTCACGACGGCGCAGCGGTGGGCGTCCGAGGAGTCGCTCGCGCTGATGTGCATGCGGTCGAGCCGGCCGTTCAAGATCGGCCGGAACGGCGTGCACCTGTTCGACCACTGGTTCGACGCGCCGGAGCTGTACGGGCTGTTCGGGCGGGAGGTGTACGTCCGGTACGACCCGATGCTCATCGGGCGCGTGTACGTGTACGACCTGGAGGACCGCTTCCTCTGCACGGCCGAGTGCAACGAGCTGATGGACTGGGGGGCGACGTCCGAGCACTACCGCAAGGCGATGGCGAAGAGGCGCGAGGCCAAGGCGCAGGCGCGGGCGTACATCGACCGGGTCAGGGCCGAGGACCGCGAGCCGGACGCGCTGAAGCGGGTCATCGACGAGGGCAAGGCGGCCGCCGGCGCGGAGGTGGGGCGGGACCCGCCGCGGCCGCGGATCGTGCGGCCGGTCGAGATGGAGCAGGCGATGAAGCGGGCCGCGGCGCGGGGGCGCGAGGCGGTCGCGACGGCGTCGGCGAGCGAGCGCGAGCAACTCTGCGCCAGGGGGTTCGAGGCGCTGACGAGGGCGGGTGAGAAGCGGGGGGTGGCCCCCGCGGGCTGATACGAGGAGCGAACGAAGGAGGCGTCAAATGGTCGGCAAGGGAGCGGCGGTCACGAGGTTCACGACGGAAGAGGCGCGTGTCCGGGTCGTGGCGTGGATGCGGGCGCAGAGGCCGGCGAAGTCGCAGGCGGACGTGGCGCGCGCGATCGGGATCTCCGGAGGGGCCTTCAACTCCTGGTTGAAGAACAAGTATCCGGGCGACAACGAGGCCATCACGGCGAAGGTGTGCAGCCTGCTCGCGGTGGAGACGGAGCGCGAGGCGGGCCCGCGCGGGCAGGAGTTCGTCCACACGAAGCTGGCGCGGGAGATCCTGGAGGCGTGCCGGTTCGCGCACGTGCACCGGGAGATCGCGGTGGTCTATGGCGCGGCCGGGATGGGGAAGACGGTCGCGGTCAAGCACTACAAGGCGGAGCACCGGGACGCCATCTACGTCCGGTGCGACCCGAGCTTCCGGAGCCCGATGGCGGTGCTGGCCGGCGCGAACACCGCGCTCGGCCGGCGCGCGAAGTGGGCCGGTCACCTGCGCGTCCACATCCACGAGCTGGTGGAGCTGCTCGAGGGGAGCGGGCGGCTGCTCATCTTCGACGAGGCGCAGTTCCTGTCGCTCCGGTCGCTCGAGGTCCTGCGCACGCTGCACGACTCGGCGGAGGTCGGGCTGGTGCTGTGCGGGAACGAGTGGGTCTACCAGCAGATGCTGGGCAACGGTCGGGCGGCGTTCGCGCAGCTCTTCTCGCGCGTGGGCATCCGGCGGCCGGTGGCGCTCGGGGTGTCGGACGAGGACGTGGCCGCGCTGGCGCAGGGGTTCGCGGGCGACCTGTCGGCGGACTGCCTGGCGTACCTCGGGGCGAAGGCGGGCGAGCACGGGGGCGTGCGGCGCCTGGTCAAGGTGCTGCAACTCGGGGTCGAGCTGGCGTCGGCCGAGGACGAGACGCCGAAGCTGCTCCACCTGCAGATGGCCGAGGCGATGCTGATGGGCGGCGCGGCCGCGTAGGGGGGGGCGATGGCGAAGCGCAACGAGACGCAGTTCGTGACGGCGGCCCGGATCCTGGCCGGGCGCAGGTACTTCCTGCAGGCGACTCGCCGGACCGACCGCATCTGGGACTGGAAGGTCCGGGACAGCACGGCCGGCAAGGACGCGGCGGCGGGCTGGTCCTACAAGGGCGAGGCGGGCGCCATCGCGGCGGCCGAGAAGGCCGCGCGGCGGCTCGCGCGCGAGGCGACGCGGAGGGCGGCGTGAGGGCGCGAGCCGGATGGACTCGCCTGTCCGCGCCGGGGGACAGGTGCGGTGCGCGCTGGCGACATGCTAGCGGCTGGGAGGTCAAGCACTGCGGGCACCCCACCGCGAACTGGCCGTACTGCGCCACGCATCCGGACCGGCACGAGGCGGTTGTGGTCGCGGAGTGTGGGTACGGGTTCAGGACCCTGGTCCAGGCGTTCGACGCGGTGGAGCTGCTCGCAAAGGGCTCGCTCGTCACGGCGCCGCACGAGACGCGAGAAGGCGCGTGGCGGGTGTGTCTAGGGGTGCCCCGAAGGCGAGCGCCTGGCGAACGAGGCGTTGCGCGCAGGTTGGGGACGGCGCGACGGAGGGATGCATGAGCGCTGAACTTCGGGCTCTCGTGGAGAGGCATCTGTCGTGCAAGGGGGATCTGGAGGACTGCTCGGTCGGATGGGCCTGGGAGGGCTACGCGCGAGGTGGCGACTGCGGCGGAGCCCATGTGAACCCCTCGCACCCGGAGGAGGTGTGCCCGCGGGTGCTGTTCCTGCGGCAGGACCCGCGGCCGTGCTGCGGCCTGTACGCCAAGTGCCCGTGGGGCGAGGGCTGGCGGTCGCGGCGCGAGGCCGGGTTCTGCGCGCGGGTACCGCTGCTGATGTGCCCGCGCGCGCAGACCGTCGAAGAGCCGGACGGGACCCGGGTTGTGGTGGGTCGAGACGTGGACCCGACGCCGTACCTGCCCGAGTACACGGGCGGCTTCGCTGAGGACCGGGACAACGAACGCGAGATGGCCGTCGCGCTCGCCGCGCCGCGCATGGACGTGGCGGTGCGGCCGTGCGGGGTGTCGCGTCTCAGGGGCGTGGCGTGAAGGTCGATCTGGGAGTGCGGCCCCTGAGCCTCGAGGCGAGGCGTGTGCTGGCGGACGTCCGCCGCCACAACCTCACGTGCCGGGCGGCCGTGGTTGGAGATGGAGGCGTCCCGATGTTGAGCGTGCCGGTCGAGGTCAAGGTCGCGGCGATCAAGGTGCTCGTGCTGCCGCTGCTCGTCGCCGCGTGGTGCGGCCTCGGGACGGTGATCGCCGTGGCCGACGTGGTGGAGTCGGTGCAGCGCGCGCAGCGCGTGCTGCGCCAGCGCGACGGACGCGGGGCGCCCCTGTACCTGTAGAGGCGCGGAGGGAGAACGGGGTGGGGCAGGCCGTCGACACGGTCCGGGTGGTGGTCACGTGGCGCTGCAACCGCGTCTGCGGCTACTGCTGCAACAGGAAGCCCGCCGTGCGCGCGGCATTCCGGCCGGCACGACTGCACGAGGTGGACTGGCCGGCGTATCGCATCGTCTGCATCACGGGCGGCGAGCCGCTGCTGTACCCGGAGCGCATCGAACGGGTCGCGCGGCTGGCGAGCCCCCGCAGCTACGTCGTGCTCTACACGAACGGCCTGCTGCTCGACCGATCGGGCGCCGAGTCGCTGGAGCGCGCCGGCGTACATGCGTTGAACGTGTCCCTGCACGATCCGAGGACGTTCCGCGAGCAGTACGCAGCGACGCGCCGAGCAGTGCGGGGCACCGGGCTTCGCGTGCAGTTCTACGTCTGGAACGGCCACTCGCACCTGGTGTCCACGTGGCCGGGAACGTGGCGGTTCTGGGTGGTGGACAACTGCGACCGGTCGAACGAGGACCGCGTGGTCTTGGCGGACTGGCTCGAGGAGGTCTGACGTGCGGAACGACCCGTTTCCCGTGGACGTGCGCGTGCTGGCCGCAACGGGGGTTGCGCTGCTGGTGACCGACGGCCGGACTGAGGCGTGGATCCCGAAGAGCCAGATCCGGTCCGGGTCAAGCATCGGCGCGTCCAGCGAGCGCGGCGAAGAGGGCACGCTCGTCATCCCGGAGTGGCTCGCCGCCGCGCGGGGGCTGTCATGAGCGAGCACGCCGCGGAGCTGATTCCGGTGTCCGACTGCCCGGCCTGCGAGCGGCCGCTCCGGCCGCACGCGCCGGTGGTGACCGTGAGCCCGGCCGACGTGCTGCGGGTGGTGGACCACTTCCGGGGCGAGGCGTGCCCGCATCAGGTGCAGCAGGCCATGCGGCGCATCGGCGCCGCGGCCGAGGCGGCGGGCGGATACGAGGCGATGCGACGGGAGGACGTCACGTGCACCCGGTGAACACGCCGATCCCGCAGTCAGCGGTCGAGCAGGGGCTGCGCAGGGCGCTCACGGAGATATTGCTGCTCGCCTGCTCCCTCGAGGCGGACGACAGCGGTCCGGTCCTGGACGCCGGGCTGCGGCGGATCCGCGCGTTGGCGGACGAGGGCCTGACGGGAAGGAGCGCTCCCGCACGGGGCGGGGGCGATGGTGCGCAACAGCAACGGAAGGAGGCGTCATGAAGCTGGGCAGACACAAGGTGCAGGGGCCGAAGCTCGGGGGCTGGGACGAGGTCGACGCGCAGCTGCGCGTGGTCGGCCAGTGCGACATGGACCTGGAGGCGCTCGAGAACGAGCTGACCGAGGACGTGAACAGACTGAGGCTGGCGGCCGCGCGCAAGGCGGCGCGCCTCCAGGAGAAGCGGGACCAGGCGATCCGCGACGTGACGGAGTACATCGAGGCGCGGCGCGAGGACCTCGGCCAGACGAAGTCGCGCGTCCTGAACTTCGGCGTGGTCGGGTTCCGGGTATCCACGCGGCTGAAGATCCGGAGCGTGGCCGAGACGCTGCAGAAGCTGCGCGCCGCGGGCATGCTCGCCTGCATCCGCGTCAAGGAGGAGCCGGACAAGGAGAGGCTCCGGGAGTACTCCGACGAGATCCTCGCGACGGTCGGCGTGGCGCGGAAGGTCGAGGACGCGGCGTTCTGCGAGCCGAACCGCGAGGCGATCCGGGGGGCGGCATGAGCGGGCTGATGCTGGTCCGGGTGGAGGACGTTCGCGTGCTGCTGGCCTGCGCGCACCGCGAGACGCAGGACGTGCTGGGACGGATGGAGCGCGGTGAGCCGGTGTGGATCGACGAGGCGAACCGCGCCCAGTGCGTGGTCGGCGCGTTCGAGCGGGTGGCGCGCGAGCTGCCGCGGTCGCCGGCGCGCAGCGCGACCGCCGGAGGCTGAGGATGGACGGGGTGCTGCAGCTGCTGCCGTTCGAGGTCCTCGCGCCGGTCGGGCAGCTCAGCCCGGAGGAGGGCGAGGTCCTGGTGCGGCTGTCCCTGCACCGGGGGCGGGCCGAGGCGATCGGCCTGGCCGAGCTGGCCAGGCTGACCGACCTCGAGCCCCGGCGGGTGCAGCAGGTCGTCAAGCACCTGGTGGAGCTGCACCAGGTCCCGATCGGGACGGCAACGCGGCGGCCCTGCGGGTACTACATCATCGAGTCCGACCGGGAGCGGCGGGAGACGCGGGACAGCCACGTGCGGCGCGCGCTGTCCACGCTCCGCCGGGCGCGGGCCTACGACAAGGGCGGGTGGGTCTATGAGCTGGTGGGCCAGGTCGAGATGCGGCTGGCCCCTGAGGAGAGGCGGTCATGAGCGAGACGTGCAACACGGTCGACGAGCTGGTCGGCCGGGTGCGGGAGCGGTGGCCGGCGACGACCGGCAAGGTGGTCGAGATCCGTGAGTGGGCGGGCGCGGAGAAGGTCGCGGTCCGGTTCCGGGTGGAGGTCGATGTGGGCGACCACCGGCGGCCGGTCGTGGCCGAGGGGAAGACGCCGGGCCAGGCGTTGGCGAGGGTGCGCGGCCGGGCGAAGTGCACGCACGGCGTGGAGTCGATGCGGGTCGTGGGCCAGGACGTGGTCTGCACGGTGTGCCAGGCCAAGAGCGTGCCGGAGCCCGCGACCTCGGACGAGCGCCAGGCGGTCCTGTCCTTCGAGGGCAAGGCGGCGTAGCGGGGGACGACGTGCCGACGAAGGAACAGCTCGCGCTCCTGCACGTGGCGAAGGCGAAGCTCGGCCTCTCCGACGACACGTACCGGGACATCCTGCACGTGCAGGGCGGGGTGGCGTCGGCGAAGGACCTGGGTGCAAGGGGGTTCGAGGCGGTGTTGAAGCGGTTCCGGGAGCTGGGGTTCCGGCGGCGATCGCCGGCGAGGACCACGAAGGCGGCGGCAGCACCGGGGGATCCGCCGTCGCCCCTCCAGCTCTCGAAGATCCGGCACCTATGGGAGGACCTGGGATGGCGGGAGGAGGAGCGGCGGCGGGGGTTCGCGAAGCGGGTGTGCGGCGGGCACCCGTGGCCGCAGACCGTGGAGGAGGCGGCCGCGCTGATCGAGGCGCTGAAGAAGATGCGCGGACGGGGGTACAGCGAGCGGACGCCGCGACGACCGCGGGCGACGAGTGGGTCAGCACCGTCCGGCTCGCGCGGGAGTGGGGCGTGACCGGCGAGCGGATCCGCCAGCTCGTGAAGGCCGGAGCGCTGACCGGGCGGCGGGTGCCCGGGCCCGGTCGCGGCGGGATCGCCATCGAGGTCCTGCGGTCCAGCGCGACGGCGCTCCTCCACCGGCGCCGGTCGCGGGGGACGGGCCGGGCGCCGGCCGGCGTGCCGCCGCTCGAGGCGTTCGCGGCGCTGGGCCTAGCGCCGCACGTCGGCTGGCGGATGCTGCGGAACGGCTGCACGCTCCAGGCGATCCGGCTGGGGGGGGCGTCGTCGTGACGCGCGAGAGCATCGAGGACTTCCGGCGGCGCTACCAGTTGCCGGTCAGGAGGGCGGAGGATGGGGGACGGCGGAAGCGTGAAACGGTCGATGCGGGTGGATGAGCTGGCGGCGCGGTGGGACGTGCACCCCGCGACGGTGTACCGAATGATCCGTCGGAAGGAGTTGCCGGCGTTCAAGGCCGGCGCGAACCTGCGGATCCCGATGCCGGCCGTCGAGGCGCGCGAAAAAGTTTCGCAGCAGTGAACTCCCGTGAACTTCCGTGAACACCCCCCATCTAGCCGCGTATCGCAGTCTCGTCGGATAGTTGACTTGGCCATTGCGGGACCCGGTAGATGCCGGTCGCGAAACGAACCTCGACGCACTCCTTCCGGGAAGCCGACCAGCTCCGGGCGCACGTCGCGGGTCCCGGTTCTGGCATCAGCGGCATCGACGTGCGCCCGGAGCATGCTCAGCCAGCTCGTGACGACGTCCTCGCGGACATCGCACTCGAGTACGTCCGGGCGTACCGCGGCCACTGGTATCGCTGGGGCGGGGACGATCCGTCCGGGTTCGACTGCTCGGGGTTCGCGGTGGAGTTCGTGCAGTCGGTCGGCCGCTTCCTCCACGGCGGGGACGCCGGCGCGCAGACGCTGTACCGGACGTACCCCGTCACGACGGCGCCGCGACGCGGCTGCCTCGCGTACTGGGGCTCCGGGCCCGACGGCATCACGCACGTCGAGATCGTCGTTGCGGTGCACGGGGACCAGGTCATCACCCTCGGGGCGAGCGGCGGCGGCAGCAAGGTCAAGACGGTCGCGGACGCGATCCGTGCGAACGCCTTCATCAAGCAGCGGCCCATCCGGGCGCCGGGGCGGCGCACGGATTTCGTGGGGTTCAACGACCCGTTCCTCCTGACGGTGGGGTGAGGCATGAAGAGGTCCTGGCTGGTCCCGGTCCTGGTGTTCGCGGTGGCCTCGGCGCAGTTCGCGCCGGCGGCGCGCGCCGACGTCCTGACAAGCGAGCGGCTTGCCGAGGTGGGGTGGGGCACGCGGTCGATGCGGTTGTTGCTCCCGGACCTGCTGCTGAAGCTCGACCGCCTGGGTCACGCGGCCGTGGCCAACACGGCGGCCCTCACCGCGATCGCGCCGGCGGCCCGCTACGGCGGCATGCAGTGCGTGGTCCTCTCCGCGGCGGGCGGCGTCCCGCGCACGTTCATCTTCCACGCCGCGAGCGCGGCGGCGCCGGTGGCCGACCTGATCTACCAGCCGGACACGGGCACGGGGCGGTGGTACCGCAGCGACTACGCGACGGCGGGCACGGGCGACATCGACGGGGTGACGGCGGGGACGGGCCTGTCGGGAGGCGGGACGTCCGGGACCGTGACGCTCAACGTGAACCCGGCCTCGATGCAGACGCGCGTGACGGGCACATGCGCGGCCGGGTCTTCCGTCGCGAGCATCAGCGAGACGGGCACCGTGACGTGCGGGACCCCCACGGACACGACGTACACCGCGGGGGACGGGCTCCAACTCGTCGGGACCGAGTTCGAGGCGAAGATCGACAACACCACGATCACGCAGGTCGCGGGCACGCTCCGGGTCGGAAGCCTGGTGGTCCAGACGTCGGGCGCCACGCTGACGGGTACGCTCAGCCAGGCGTCCGGGACGGCGACGGCCGCCACCACGCGAGGCGCGGTCACGTACACGCGGGTGGGCGGGTCCACCGGGACCATCCTGCTGTCGAGCCAGAGCACGCGCACGGGCACGCTGCACATCGAGATCACGGTGACCGGCGGGGCCGACGGCGCGTGCAGGTTCCAGTGGAAGTTCGGCAGCGAGGCGCTGAACGGCGCCGACCTGAACTGCGCCGTGGCCGGGACCGCGATCGCCCCCGGGCTGTCGGTCGCCTTCGCGAACAACGGCGGCCCCACGTACTTCGAGGACGGGGACGACTACACCTCGGAGATCTCGCTGGCCGGGACCATCAACGCGCAGTCCGGGATCCTGACCGTGAACCTGTCCACGCCGGTCGGCGCCATCGACACGGTCACGCTGAACAACAGCGAGGTCACGGAGAGCTCGGTCGTGCCGGCGGTCACGTGCCAGTACGGCACCGCGACGACGGGAGTGCCGATCGTCGCGCCCGGCTGGGCGGTGGGCGCAGCCACGCTGACGCTGCCCATCGTCAACTTCGCGGACGCGGGCGCGCTGAACGGCACGGTCAAGTGCCACTTCTCGATCGCCAGGAAGTAGGGGGGGGGCGCATGGAGTTCGACGTCGGCACGTTCTTCGGGATCTCCGGGGTGGTCGGGCTGCTCGGGTACGTGGTGATGGAGGTCCTGCTCAAGGGTCTGGTGCCGGCGATCGCGGCGTCGCGGCCCGCGCGGAAGCGCGCTCTCGCGGCGTGCTGCGGCATCGTGCTCGGGCTGGTGTTCGCGCTGGCGGCTCCGGTCCCGCTGCCCTGGTGGCAGGGGGTGCTCGCGGGCCTGTCCGGGATGGGGGTGATCGCGGGGGCCAGGTGGGCGGGCGTGGACCTGCTGCGCGGCAGCAAGACCGCAACGACGCGGCATGCGGCGGGGCTGGTCGCGATGGTCTGCCTGGTGGCGACGTCGCAGGCGTGTACGGCGGCGCAGTGGCGCGACGGCCTGTGGTGTGGGGCCGCCGCGGTCGGTGCCGCGGCCGACTGCCTGGACGACTGCATGGAGACGAAGTCGGTCGGCCTGTGCATCTTCCAGTGCGCGGAGCGCCTGCTCCAGGCCGGGCCGCCGTGCGTGCAGCTCCTGGACCGCGCCGACGTGCGGCGCCTGGTGGAGTCCCAGGTGCCGGCCGCGCAGGACCGATTGCGCATGAGGAGGCTGTATCCCTCGCGCGAGGAGCAGTCCTCGCGCGATTCCAAGCTCCCCCGTCTCGCGGCTGGGGGCGGCCGATGACGCCGGAGCAGGTCGCGCAGCTCTCGCAGGTGATCGCCCAGCAGTCCGGCACGCCGGCGGGCGCGTACCTGGTGGTCGGGATCCTGGGCGCCCTGCTGGTCGCGGTGCTGGGCTTCGCGGCATGGCTGCTGAAGGACCTGCGCGGACGCATCGACGACGACATCAAGAAGAACGCGGCCGGCACCGAGGACCTGAAGGACCTGATCAGGGACGAGGTGAAGAAGGTCTGGGAGCACATCAGCCGCACCGAGCGGAACATGCCCCTGACCTACGTGCTGCGGGACGACTTCATCCGGTCGATGAACCAGTTCGACCGGAAGCTGGACCGGGTGCTCGAGCGGATGGACGAGATGGACGGCAACAGGCGCCGGGGAGGGGACGGTGGACCCGCAGAAGCGGCTGGTGCGTAAGGAGATCCTGCGCACGCTGAAGCACGCCGGCGAGGAGTACGGCGCGACCGCGGAGCTGATCGCCCAGTCGCTGTCGGACGGGGGCTACGGGGTCACGGTGCCCGAGGTGGAGCAGCACATGCGCTACCTGGCCGGGCCCAGCAAGGACTACATCCGCGTCCAGGTCATCGAGATCGAGGGCGTGGGGCGGCGCATGAAGGGGTGGATGCTGCCGCGCGGCGTCGACCTCATCGAGAAGAACATCCCGGCGGACCCCGGGGTGGCGGGCTGAGCGATGGTGATGTCCCGGCGCAAGCACCACAAGATCCTGGACCTCCCGGTCGAGGTGCAGGACGCGGTGAATACGGCGCTGGGGCGGGGGGTGACCTACGAGGACATCACCCACATGGGG